CATTTCTTTAGGTGGATATAGGGTTTTTTACCCCCTTTTTGGAGATTTTATGGCGAAAAAGAAAAAGGTTTACGAACTTAACGAGATTATCCCTCTTTTGTCCGAGGATAACCTCAAAGTAGCTTCTGGAATGATAGAAGACGCTCTTTTCATGCAGGAACAGTTAAAAGCATTGCGTGAAAGAATCAAAAAAGAGGGTGTTGATGAGAATTATCAGTATGGAAGCAAACAAACAGCGGCAATGACGACATATTTGCAAGTCCAGAAGCAATACGGTGTTATCATCAAATACTTGACTGATTTACTCCCGAAAGATAATAAGACGGCGGCTTCTGCTGACTTGTTGGATTGGGTAAATAATAACTGATGATAGAGTTTGAGGAATACTTCGGCAAGATCATAGACGGAAAAATAACTGCGTGTGACAAGATGCGCCGTATCAGTGAGATTTTGCTCGAGAGGTATTTTGCGCCGGACGAATATCATTTTGATCCGGATATCGCTCAAAGACATACGAAGTTTATCGAGACCTTCTGTAAGCTTCCTTCGGGTAAAATCGGACAGCCTTTAAAACTCGAACTTTTTCAAAAAGCAAGACTTCAAGCATTATTTGGTTTTGTAGATGATAACGATCTTCGACAGTATAACGAATGTCTGATTATTGAAGGCCGTAAGAATGGCAAGACTACGGAGACTGCAGCAGTTGAAATAGATATGCTGATTGACGACAAAGAAGGTGCTCCACAGATTTACAACATAGCTACGATGAGGGATCAGGCTCGTCTTGGTTTTAATGCAGCTGTTAAAATGATCCGGCAAAGTCCGCAACTGTCAGCAAATGTAAGAAAACGAACTTCTGATTTATATTTTGACGGTAATTTTGGTTTTATTAAGGCTTTAGCTTCAAACAGTAACAGCCTCGACGGACTCGATGTTCATTGTGCGGTTATTGATGAGTTATCGGCAATCAAAAACCGTGATATATACGACCTTATTAAACAAGCGATGGGAGCCAGACGGCAACCGTTGCTTTTTTGTATTACAACAAACGGTTACGTTCGAGAAGGGATATTTGATGCGCAATATGCTTACGCTTCCGCAATCCTTGACGGAACAGTAAAAAATCCGCGCTTCCTTCCGTTCATTTATGAGCTTGACGATCCTGACGAATGGCAAGACGAGAATTGCTGGATAAAATCCAACCCTGGAATCGATACCATTAAATCACGGAAATATCTTCGTGAGATGGTGCAGAAGGCAAAAGACGATCCGTCATTTAAGCCCACAGTGATGGTTAAGGACTTCAACATACCACAATCCGGCTCAACTACTTGGCTTCCGTTCGAGTATGTCGTCAATGAGCAGACCTTTGACATAGAAAAGGTATCTCATAGTTACGCAATCGGCGGTTGTGACTTATCCAGCGTATACGATCTGACCTGTGCGACATTGGTTATCAGAAAACCGAACGACGAGAACATTTATGTATTGCAAAAGTATTTTATTCCGCAGCGCAAGATTGACGAAAATCTTGGAACTGACACGAAACAGGTTCCGTATAAATTGTGGGCGGAACAAGGATGGCTCGAAATCAATGAAGGTGCTCAGGTTGACTATTCAGCCGTGACAAGATGGTTCACGGAGATGGTCGAGAAGCACGACATACGCCCATTGTGGATATGCTACGACCGCGCATTGTCGGGTTATTGGGTGCCGGAAATGGAAGAGTACGGCTTTGAGATGGAAAAGACCGCACAAGGACCTTTTACATGGTCGCAACCGATGAAAGAGCTTGGATGTGCTCTGTCGGAACATAAAGTTATATACAACAACAATCCTTTGCTCCGTTGGTGCTTAGCCAACACGGGAGTAAAGGCATTGAATAAAGACGGGATCGAGACTATTCAGCCCGTCAAACTCCAACAAGACCGCCGCATAGACGGTATGGTCTCACTGCTTAACGCTTGGGTGGGTTATGTCAAGCACATGGACGAATATCTGCCGTATGTAAGGTAAAGGGAAAATGAAAAGAGAGCGCAGAAGTATACTCGACCTATTCCGACCTATTAAGTCGGATCAGCTAAAAACTTATACGGAGTTTCAGGAGCTTGGAACCTATAAGTCATATTTCGGAATATTCGGGAACAACATATTTGACTCGGCTGATGTCAGAACAGCGATCAGAACATTGTCGGAGCATACTTCGAAAGCAAATCCGAGATGTACCGACAAGCGAATTGAGAAGCTGCTTCAGCTTAACCCGAATAAATACATGAACGGAAAAGACTTCCTGGCGAAGATCCGGAACATTTTGGAGATTAAGAATACCGCGTTTGTGTATATCGAGCGTGATAACACGAATAAGGTAATCGGTTTTTATCCGGTACCGTATCAGACTTACACGGCGGTTGAGTACAAAGATCGCTTATTTGTGGAGTTTATGTTTGACGGAACTGCAGTTAATCAGCTTGTGGTTCCCTGGGAAGATCTGGCAGTACTCCGTAAGGACTATCTGATGTCTGATATCGGAGGCGAGAGTAATAAACCGCTTCTTGGCACGCTTGATGTTATCAACACGATGGATCAGGGGCTTGAAAATGCCGTTAAGAGTACGGCAAACCTTCGCGGAATACTTAAGAGCACAAAAGCGATGCTCTCCCCGGACGATCTGAGGAAGCAGAAAGACAGTTTCGTTAATGACTACATGAACCTATCCAATGCCGGCGGTATTGCTTCTCTTGATGCGACGCAGGAGTTTAAAGAAATCAATCTTAAGCCCACAACAGCGACGGCAGAGGAACAGGAGACCTACCGCGAGAGAGTTTATCGGTATTTCGGAGTAAATGAAAAGATCATCAAGTCCAGTTATTCCGAATCTGAGTATGATGCGTTTTACGAAAGCCGGATAGAACCGGTACTCGTAGCATTGTCGCTTGAATTTACTCGGAAAATCTTTACTGACAGAGAGATATCGTTCGGAGCTGAGATCTGGTACGAGTCAAATCGCTTACAGTTTGCGAGCGCAAAGACAAAAATCAGCATGGTTGCTCTCGTGGATCGCGGCCTTATGACTCCGAACGAATATAGAGCACTTTTCAACATGGCACCTTACGAGGGCGGAGACGAATTTGTCTTAAGGCTTGATACAAGTAAGACCGGAGATGTTTCAGACGACGGAACCGGAAACCCGGTAGGCAGACCGCCGCAGGAAGACACTGACGAAGGAGAAGAATAAATGAAAAAGATTGAAAGACGCTTTGATGTCGAGCTCCGCGCTCTGAGAGACGACGAGAACGGCACTTATATAACCGGTGTTCCGATAGTCTTTGATAAAGAGACCGATCTCGGCTTTTATAAAGAGACCATCGACAGACACGCGCTCGATAATACGGACATGAAAGACGTTCGTTTTTTAGTTAATCACAATACAGACATGATCCCTCTTGCCAGGAGCAGAAACAATAATGCGAACAGCACAATGCAGATGTGGGTAGAGGAAGACGGTATGCACATCAGAGTCAATCTCGACACTGAGAGAAATACCGAAGCAAAAGCACTTTATTCAGCGGTTGACCGTGGAGACGTTTCCGGAATGTCCTTTATGTTCTCCGTTGATAAAGATAATTGGGAAGGACTTGACACGGAGACACCGAAGAGAACGATAACTTCTGTCGAAAAAATCTTTGAAGTATCAGCCGTGACATTTCCTGCCTATGAACAGACTTCAATTCAGGCAGCAGGACTTGCGGAAGCACTGGAGAGTGCAGAAGCCACACTGGAGAGTGCGAAACGTGCTAAAGCCGATGAGGTTAAACGTAACGAAATCAGAAATCTTTTAAGAGGTAACGAACATGAAGATTGAAGAAATGACTCTCGCTGATGTTGAGGCTCGTCTTGCTGAAATCGAGGCAGAGCTTGAAACAAGAAGCGGAGAAGAGCTTGACGCTCTAAAAGCAGAAGTTGTTGAGCTTCAGGAACGCAAGGCTATCCTTGCAGACCTCGAGCAGAGACAGGCTGACGCTAAGGCCCTCGAAGAGAAGAGAGCTGAGGCTCAGGTAACAACCATTGAAACACGAAAGGAAGAAAAGACCATGCAGAAAATCGAAGAGTACAGAAACTCTGAAGAGTACATCAATGCTTATGCCGAGTATATCAAGACCGGCAAGGACGAGGAAGTTAGAAAGCTTCTTACTACCAACGTAGGCGATGCAGGACAGGTGGCTGTTCCTGATTTCGTTTATGACATCGTAAAGACCGATTGGCTCAAGAGTGGAATCCTTAGCCTTGTTAAGAGAATCTCCGTTCAGGGCAACATGAAGGTACAGTTTGAGCTTACCGCTGGTGACGCAGTTATCCACAACGAAGGTTCCGGAGCAGTTTCCGAAGAGGAACTTACTCTCGGAGTTGTTACCCTTATTCCCGAGTCAATCAAGAAGTGGATTTCCATTTCTGACGAAGTAAACGATATGAAGGGCGAGGCATTCCTCCGCTATATCTACGATGAGCTTACCTATAAGATCGCTCGTAAGGCTGAGGCAATCCTTATCGGAAAGATCAAGAACCTTCCTACCAGCGCAACTTCTTCAAGCGTAAATGCTAAGAAGGTTAAGGCAGGCGCAGCTCTCGGCACTATTGCAACCGCACTTGGCGAGCTTAACGCAGAGGCACAGAACCCTGTTATCCTTATGAACCCTGCTACAAAGGCAGCTTTCAAGGCAGCTGTATACGCAGGACAGTTCAATGCAGATCCTTTTGAGGGACTTACTGTATATCTTACAAATGATCTCCCTGCAATCAGCGCAGCTTCCGAGAACGATGTATATGCTATCGTCGGAGACTTCGGCTACGGCGCACTTGCTAACTTCCCTAATGGCGAAGCTACCGAGATCAAGTACGACGACAAGACTCTTATGACCGAAGACCTCATCAAGATCCTCGGCAGAGAGTATGTTGCAATCGAGCCTATCGCTTGCCGTGCTTTCGTAAATATCACTGCACCTGCAGCAGGCTGATCGGAGGTATCTTATGAAGGGTTTAGTTAAGGTTAATTTCACTGATAAGACAACCAATATCGGATATCTTGCCGGACGGACCGTAGAATTTGCAGACCTTCGTATGAAGGAGCTTGCAGATAAAGGGTTTATTGAAATCAGAGATGCTGAGGCTAAACCCGTTAAGACAGAGCCGGTAAAGGTTGAAGAGAAAGCTGAGAAGCTTCCGAAGAAGGCTCCGGCAAAGTCAACCAAAAAGAAATAGCAGAGAGGAGCAAGTTTATGGCAGACGAAAATCAGAACGTAGGCACTGATCCGGTTAATACAGATCCGGTAAATACAGATCCGGAACCAACTCCTGCACCGGAGCCTACTTTAGCCGATAAGGTCAAACTTGCTCTCCGGATATCTCATAATCTGCTTGATTCAGAAATTTCAGATGTAATCACTTCGGCGCGGCAGGAACTTCTCCGTGCCGGAGTCGATTCTGATGTTGCGAGCAGTGACATAGAGATCGTCCAGACGGCTATTAAGACCTATGCGCTTGAATACTACGCTCAGGACGCGAAAGACGCGGAACGGTATAGCGAGTCGTTCAAGTATCAGTGCGACTGTTTACGGAAGTCAGAAATTACAGTAGAGGAATAAGTTATGTTTGACGATATTATCACACTCATATCGGAGACCGATACCGTTGATGAGTACGGCGATACCGTGACAACAGAAGCATATAGAACTATTTTCGCAGAAGTAAAGAGCATCGGCCAGAGTGAGTTTTACCAGGCGCAAGCCGTAGGACTTAAGCCGGAGATAAAGTTTGTTATAGCTGATTTCGCTGATTATCAGAACGAAAAGAAGCTTAAATATACTCCCTTCGGCGCGACGGAAGAAATCTACACTGTACTGCGAACCTATCGAACAAAAAACCAACTTGAGATTGTATGCAAGCGAGGAATTGATTAATGAGTGCGCCTAAGTCAGTGGTTAAAGTGAAAAAAGGTAATGTTGAGTACACGTCGAACGTTGACGCGGCTCAGTATTACATTTTTGAGCTTTCAAGGGCGGCTTTGAGAGATGTCGGAAAGTTTGTAAAGGCGAAATTCAAAGAAGCTTTTTACGAGCATTTTGATAAGCAGACGGGCGATGCTGGACGCGCCACTTCTGCCGTTGTTCTTTCGAACAAAAACACGAAATATCCGAGAGTTGAAATCGGCTTAAAAAAGTCTCAACTCAAAGGTGTTTACGGATATGAGCAGGAGTTTGGCACAAGCACAGTTCCGCGTTTAGGACTTTTGCAGAGCGCGGTTGAAGACAATATTCCGAAGATAATTGAGATTGAATCGAAGTATCTGAGCGGACTTGACGACGAAGCAAGAGCACTTTCAATGGTTAATGAGGAAGACTACGAAGACGATGGCGAATGATCCTACAAAGACAAATGCGTTGAAAAAGTTAATACAGACGAAGTTGAAGACACTTACGACTGACGTGTACTTTGAGACTGCTGCCGATAACGCTCTTTATCCGCATATCGTGTTCAGCTTTAGGACTATCAATCTGGACGACTTATCGCGTCAGGACTATATGCTTGACGTTGACGTGTGGGATAAAGGCAAAAACACGGTCAATGTAGACCAACTCGCCGACCAGGTCGAAGCACTCCTGCATTGTCAGAATCTTCCGCAGACGACCATACTTCCGACATTCTATCTTGTTGACAGAAAAGCAATCATCGACGAAGACAAACAGATCAAGCACAGACTTGTGAGATTTCAAGTGCAAAACTATGTGAGGTAAAGTGATGGCTATTACAAAGTATATCGGTACGGGAGCGGTTAAGGATGCCGACTTCAAAGAGATCTCTTGGGTAGGTCTTACGAAGGGCGGAAATACCGTTACTATCAAACTCCATAACGCTATCAATATGGGGAATATCGATTGGACTTTTGCCGAGAAGAACGACGTTGTTCCGAGCATTGAGTTTACTGCGTGCTACACGAACACTGACGCCGCTTCTGATTCCACTCTCGAGCCTTATGAGATCGAGATCAACGGAAGCACCGTAAATGCTTCTGACGGAATTATTCTCGGAGCTGGAAAGTTCTATATCGGAGAAACCCTTGTCGCTCTTACTCGTGGCGGAGGACAGTTTACCGTTGAGCGCGAGTACAGAGAGATTAATGCTGACGGAGACAGAGGAGCTGTTAAGGGCAGAGTAGTGATGGAAGGCTCAAGGCCGAAGCTTACTATGAATGTTCTTACTATGCTTGCGAATATCTCTTCTCTGTATAGCTCGATTGAGGTATCAGCGTAAGGACAATTTAATGAGAGCGTAGATGGGATTTTTCCTTGTCTGCGCTCTTTTTTTTATTTAGGAGGAATACAGATGCGCAATTTACAGACACAGGATGTCTTCGCCTTCGTTCGTTTGATTGACGAGGTAGGCATTAAAGACGAACTTAAGACACTGATTATGAATAAAAATAGTGTTGCAGAACTCACTCAGGAATCGTTCGGTTATGATCTTATCTTTGCTCTTATAAGCGGAGCAAGTAAGAAGAAGGCAGAAGAGGCTCTGTATGAGTTTTTCGGCAACATTATGGAGATATCCACAGACGAGATCAGGACGATGGATCCGACGGAATTTCTCGAGAAGGCAATCAAGATCGCTGATCCGGAGAAGTGGAAGAATTTTTTTACATCGGTTGCCAAATTGATGAAGTAAAACTCATTGACTTGGTACTTCGGAGATATCACTCGCTTGATTGTATGAAGGTGCTTTCCGTAGAGCAGTTTATAAAACTTGTCCTGATGGCACTGGAAGACGAACAGAAAGAAAAATTCCGTCATGAGTGGTTAGCCCTGCTGCCTGCTATGGTATTCGGAAATCACTATATGACGTTTGAACAGTATTACGAAACTGTCACCGGCGCAAACGTAGATTTGAGACCGGTTGACGAAATAATCGCGGAAATAGACCGCAAACACGCAGAGGCAAGAGCAGATGGCATTGGAGATTTTTAAGCTTGTCGGAAGTGTATTTGTAGATACCGATAAAGCAAACGACTCACTTCAAAAAGTAGATAAAAACGCGAGCAAGGTTGCGGAAGGCTTCGGAAAAGCCGGCAAGGTTGTCGGAGCTGTGGGCGCTGCTATTGGAACAGCTATTGTCGGAGCCGGAACTGCCGTTGTAAATATGGCAAATGAGACTTCCGAGATGGCCGATACCATTGATAAGGCAAGTATCCGCATGGGTATCGGTGCGGAGCGCTATCAGGAGCTCGCTTACGCTGCCAGTCAATGCGGAGTTGAAATGTCAACAATGGAACAGGCTGCAAAAAAGCTTGAAGGTACTGACATGAATTTCGACGATGCTATGCAACAGATCATGGCTCTCGGAACTCAGGAGGAACGTGCAGCTGCAGCAGCGGAACTTTTCGGCGAGAAGGTTGCCTATAATATGGCTCCGTTGCTTGCTCAGTCCGGAGAAGAATTTGACGCACTGACTAACCGGGCGAACGAGCTCGGGATAGTTATGTCGGAATCGGCGGTTAAAGCCGGTGTCCAGTATGGCGATTTAAAAGACGATTTACAGAAGGTCGGTAATTCCTTAAAAACAAGCATAGGCTCGGCCGTAATGCCGATACTTGTTAAATTGTCGGAAAAGCTTATTGAACTTATGCCGACTATTCAGGCATTGATGGACAAGATCGGACCGATAGCTGCTGATTTTATCGACAAGCTTTTGCCTCCTTTGGTGGATATGGCGGACGAATTACTGCCGGTTATCCTTGACGCGGTTGCGAGCTTGCTTCCGGCATTGTCTGAAATAGCAGAAGAGCTTGTTCCGGTTATAGTGGATATTTTAAAAGAGCTGCTGCCTGTTCTGATACAGGTGGTGAGTGATATCATGCCGGTATTGGTTGACATAATTAAAATGCTCACTCCGATACTTAAGCAGATCATGGAATTTTTAAGCCCGATACTCAAATTAGTATTAGAGCTTATAAGTCCTCTGCTTGATCTGGTAATGACCATATTGACACCGATATTGCAGCTCATAACTGCCCTGCTTGCTCCGTTATTCGAGCTTTTCACTGATTTACTGACACCTATATTCGGAATTATTCAGGCATTTTTAGCGCCTTTGACGGACCTTTTAGGAGAACTGCTGACTCCGTTATGCGAGGTTTTGGCTATCCTTTTAAAGCCTCTGATAAAGCTGCTTGACCTTATACTTCCTCCGCTTCTTGAATTACTTGAAAACTTCCTTGAAATGGAAAGTCCGTTCAAGGGCTTCTTTGAAATGGTCGGCAATGCCGTCTCCGACATGGTAAATTGGTTCGGCGAAGGTGGTCTCACAAAGACTTTCAAGAAGTTCGGTGAGTTTTTCAAGAGTTTGTGGGAAGGTATCCAGGAAGCATTTAAGACCGCTATAAACTGGATCATCAAGGGAATAAATACTCTTATCGAAGGTCTAAACAAGATCGAGCCGCCTGAGTGGCTGACGAAGGCAACCGGTGTTACCGGTCTGAACATCAAAACTATTCCTCTTCTGGCTAATGGTGGAGATATTGAAGCAGCTGGACGAGTTATTGTCGGAGAACGCGGACCGGAAGTTCTTGATCTGCCGACTGGGGCAAGGGTTACTCCATTAAGTCAGGCCGGAATTGATTACAACAAACTTGCCTCAATGCTTACAGAAGTTTTGCTCTCCGTTGCTCCGGCTTTTGCTTCAGAGATTACCGCTGTGCCGGATAAAGACGGCATCATTAAGTTTATCGTAAAAGCTGACCGGGAAAACCGTAAAATGACCGGAAGGGGGCTTGTTGGAACATGAGTTTAAGTTATTTAGGCTATCGTCTGAAGATTGGTAACACAATCATCGGAAAAGAGCTTATCGAAAAAGGATCATATAGCTTTGTAAAAAATAAAAGGATCTCAAACGATTGGAAGGACGCTGCACTCGTTCAGCATCAGCAAGTCCTCGATAACCGGAAAGTCATAATCTCATTTAATCTGATCGCTCGAAATCTGACGGAGCAGGACAGTATAAAAGATATTTTTACTTCTCAGGAGAATTTGAGTGTGCAGTATTGGGACGATTACGCTTGCGAGTATAAGACCGGCACTTTTTATATGGACGCTCCGGTGATAACTCATTTAAACGCTATCAACGGAATAAACTATGCTCCGACAACAATCAAATTAACAGAGTATTAATATGATAAATGTTACAGAACAGACAAAAACATCATACGAGCAACTGAAGCCGAACACGCTCACAATCACTATCGGAGCAAGCACTTTTACGAACGCAAATATCAGCCAGGAAAGTTTTTCACTCGAAGAAAATCTCGAGCCTAATGAATATCTGCAGTTCACCGGTTGTAATTGTAGCAAAGCAGCTTTCACTCTTCTGGGAGTTTCCGGCAATTTCAAAGGTCAGTCCGTAACGATAACGATAAAGTCGGGCACTACGGAGACGATAACGCTCTTTCACGGGTATGTTGACGAGCAAGAGACGAAAGATTATACGACGGGAGCCGTGAGTTTTGTCTGCTACGATCCGCTCTATACGATAGGGCAAACGGATGTAGCGACTTGG